ATCAGAACATATTATAGTTGCGTCACTAATGTTCGGCATACCACTACCGATATTCCAAGCAAGTTGTTTAATTGTATCCGAATCTACCTGATGTTTTAAGTATCCCATATAAATCTTCTTACTTGATGCCTTCAAAACTGCACCAAAAAGCCCCGAATCCGCTTCAGTCAATACAAGAGCCGTATCATAACTCCCATAAGTCCACGATCCCGCGACATACTTATCGTAATGGATTAACCATTCCTTCACGCCAACGCGGGTTTGATCCCACCATCCATAAACCACGTGAAGATCACCGTTTGTTTCAATTTCAATATCAACATCCTGGGTTGCCCATTTACCATCCTCATTATCAGTGCTAACAATCGTGCCTACCGAACTCCACGTTGGAAAATTAGCAACACCATCCTCACCCCAAGCATCTTCGTAAAGATCAGTCAAAACAACTACATCAATAACCGAGTGTAGAGCCTCCAGACTATCAAGCTTCGATATGATAATATAAAGACTATCCATCGTGGCATTCATAACCATTGAATAATAAATATGCTGATGACTGCCAAGAGCATGGTCAATCTTACCATAAGTAGTGCTGAAAGTATAGTCTCTATCCCAGAATACTGTTACACCATCCGAACCCAATTTACCGCGATGAATTTCAAGCCTCTGCCACTCTGCCGATACATCATGGCTGTGAACTTTACCAGCAAATACATAATGCGTAGTGCCACTCTTGCCGAGTGCTATTGTCTTGCGTTTATGGGAATTATAAAATATCTCATCATTACCTGGAACATCTGGAGTAGTATCAAGATGGCGTTGTATTTCGGGTGTGGTATATTGGTATTCATTACCCCTGTCAGGATAAGCAAGTTCTGTCCCGGGACGACGTGTAAGCACTCCCACCCTCGGTTGTATCACATTCTTTGAATATGAAGGATAGTGTGGAGGTTTATCGCTTCGTTCTGCCTGCCGTTTTGTACCAGGCATGATCGAAATATCTATGTCGGGTTTACGTCGCATATCATGCCCACGGGTCGGTTTCGGTGTAATCGTTTATCGCGCTCTGCGGTGAAGATGCGCCAAGCTCGCTGTATGGTATACCGTCAACTTCTTCAAACAATCCAAGTGACCGGATGTAGTTTTCAAAACGTTTAAGTTCACCAATGTCAAAGCGGTCATTCGGTTTCCCGAATAGAGACAGATTTGCCTCAACCAGCATTCTATCACCAAGCTCACCACCTATCTCTTCGGCAGCCGCATATTTAACAGCCGCAATGATGAGTTTAGTCCAACTCTCATCAAGCGGCGCTGTCGGACTATCTGTTTCACCCTCGCCTGGCTCGGCTACAAGGGTGGGCTGTTTCGCCCAGTAGTCAATCTTAAACGAACTACCTGTACCAAGTATCGCGTCGAAGTAAATGTCATACAGACCCTTCAAAGCATAGTGAAACGGCGTACCGGCTTGAATACCGTTGCTGGTTGATCGTATCTGTCTGATATAATTGATACCCTGCGGGTGTCTGACTATCCTTCTTCCGTTCGAGCCTTCTACCGTAATCAACTGTAGCTTCATAAAGTCTGAATTATTATCAAGATCAGAATTCAGATCAAAGTTGTACTTCACCGCGTTACCAGCAATAGTATCATCCGACTGAAGATGAGGCACTTCCCTGTTTATCCAGGCAACCGCAGTATTAGTCCAATAAAGCACCAGACCGAGACTATCGCTTGGATCGACATCGTAAGGCGCCTCGTGATCGTTGATTGAATAACGAAAACGTGTCAGTATTTCGGCAAAGGTTATCGCCATCGTAATTTACTTATTCTTTTTCTTCGACTTTTTAGCCGGTCTGCCACGCTTACGCTTCAATTTTGGCTCAGGCTCTGGCTCTGCTACTGGTTCTGACTCAGTATCTGATGTTGATTCTGGCTCAGATGCTGATTCTGCTGGTTCTGAATCGGGTTTAGACTCTGGCTCTGTGTCGGGTGCTGATTCTGACTTGGGCTTAGGCTCCAGTCTTTTCTTAAGTGCTTTAATCTCTTTCCGTAGAGATTTATTAGCGTCTATGAGTTCCATAACCTCGTCCGGCAGTGTTACTCGCTGAAACATATCGCCGAATACTCTCAGCCTGGCGAGCGCAAATTTCTCGGGAAGCGTAAATATCTTCTCGCCATCCTTGCCGGTGTCGATTACTTCACCATCATACTTCACCTTTCCGTACGGTGGTGTAATCGCCTTAATCCAGATTGTGTTCTTGTCAATCATTGGAATTCCTTAGTTTTTCGACCTGTTCTATCATGGAGGAGACTTCCTCACGAAACACGAGGATTTCACGACCGATAACCTTAATATCCTTCTGGCGATCGACCATTTGTTCAATCCCCTGTTGAATACCTGCCAGTTCACCGATAATTGTGTAGAGTTGTTGTTCACGTATCCTTTCCGGTGTTTCTGTCCGCAACCGTGCTACCTCGTGCTGTAGTGTTACCAATTCACCATAGAATTGTGACCACAATTCACGCTTCAAAGGCGTTGCATATCCTCGACAGACTATTTCTTCTATCAGCTCTTCTGTCGGAATTTCGATGTGCCCAGCAGCCGGTTTTACAACCACCATGATTGCCTCGTGTTAAATGTGCTGAGGGCGACCCGAAAGCCGCCCCCAGATTAGATTTCAGGCGTTTAAGCCTCGCTACCAGTTGTTACTGCCGCCCAACCTATGGCACCAGCACTTTCCTTTAAATACATACAGACACCATCACCACCGCTCAGATTATGATAAACTGAGCCAAGTGGTGCATCGTCGTATGTTGCCACAGCCGAAGGAGCACCCTCTCCCATAATATCATGGTATTCTTTGTAGGTGTTATCATTCGGCTTGGTAATCCTGTGAATAACGGCACATCTGTAACCATGATCGGTGTAAAGGTCGTCAGCAGCGCCGGATGTATTGGTTGCATCTAACAGCGTTACTGCCGGTCCGTTCCCTGGTGTACCGGAAAAAGTAGGTTCAGCCATTATATTGTCTCCTTTCCCTAATCGTTTGGTGAATCAGTTACGAACGGGATTGAAGACGTATTCTCTACCGTGGTGGGTGAGGCTACGCTGTCGTAAGAATCATTACGAGCGAATCCACCAACCCAGGATATAGCTTTACCCTTCTTGTTCTCATAGTCCCATTCATCAACGTGGAATTTCGGTGCCCTGGCTTCGATACCAAGCCATGCTTTCTTACCGAATATCCAACCCTGCTTACAGCGCAGGTGCTTGGATGTACCACCGGCTTGATGACGAAAGATCGTCGGCGTGGTCAAGTCCCTCTCCGCACATGCAGTTGTCAAAGGTCCGAACTCAACCTTTGTTGCATTACCTGCCGTTACCTCGGTCGTCAGATCGCCATCGCCCTTGTGTGAATAAATCTCACTCGGACCGAACGAACCGACAAAGATTGCCAGCTTTGAAAAAATTGCCGGTTTACTCTTGAAATAAACCTCAGCCTGGTCATTCTTTGGAGCCATCCAGTTCTGTAACGACTGTCTGAAGGTTGCATCCTGAAGCAGTTGTACCCATTGATCCCTATGTAAGAGACATGGGTATAACTCATCTCCACCGACTTCGAGCGGTTCAAGACGCAATTCTTCTGCTTCACCTTCCATCTTCTGTAGCAATGAAGCTGACATCTGATGGTCAGATCCACCTTCAGCCACACGAGCTATGTTTTTAGCCAGTGCCGATTCATATGTTGCCGGAGTTGCACTCCAAGTTGTGTACCGATAACCATCGCCAGTACCTTGCGGATTACCCGGTACGCACAGGTTCGGATGGAAGCGTTCGTCAATGGCGAACTCACCCTCGCCAGCCCCGACGATATGCTGCGAAAACCCATAATTCAGGGCATACGCAATTGCATACCATGCCTGCCAACGCATCATCAAGTCCATCAATTGCGGACCGCACTGCTGCGCCATCTGTTCAGCCCACGCGCCCTCACGGATTTCCGGCATTGTGCCAACCTTCAACTGATGTTCCCACCGTTTCTGATTGACATATATCGGACAGTAATCCAGTGAGTCTTCGCCACCGGTTCCAATTACGGGTGTATCACCTGAAACACCCTGCCCAACAAGGGCATTCAGCATCGGAATTTCATAGTGGTCACCACCACCCTTGATACCCTTACCGGTGTATGCACCGGGATAGGGAATCTTCACGCCGATAGCGTTATCGGGTATGGCGGGCCACTGACCTTTTGCCGCTTGTGCTTCAGTAACTTCTTTCGTAGCATAGGTAAACCGGCTGAGTATGAACTTCTGACGCTTTTGTCGTTCAAGTTTTGCGGCGTACAACGTTACATTCTGAGACGCTGTACGTGACATACTCATTGCCATGTGTAAATCCTTTCATATTCAACCCAACCGGATTTACCAAATGCTTGAATCTGGAATACGATTTCACTATATTCCAAAACACAGAGAGGACATCAAAATCCTTCTTTGTGAACACACAATTGGAACGGGGTTACTCTTGCCGGGGTGCCCCGTTTCAGTTTCCGGTTAGATCATTAATTAAACCAATCCATTATTATGTCTGATTCAGGGATCCTACCTTTCTTCATTTCCTCCTGAAGCCCTCTGACATAAACATCCTGCTCTTCAGGCGACAGTTTGCGGATCTGATCCACGGTAAGTTCCTTAAATTCAGCATCAATTTCAGACTTGGCTGTACCAGTCTGATTATTAAGCTCCGTCTCGCCTTCGCCTATTTTGCCACGAAGATTAGCCGCTGCTTTCTTAAGACCCTCTTTGATGCCCTGTGCTTTGGCATCAGCAAGCATCTTGTCCAGACCGCCACCACTTTCAACAGTATCAAGCACCAGACACTTATCAAAATCGTGATATTCGTGCTTCTGGATAAAAGCATCCATATCTACATCAGGATGTTTGGAAGCAAATTCATTCTTTTCATGCTCCCATTGCTGCTTTTCCTGCTGCTGAAGATGGGTCTCCTGGTACTTATCGTACTGGCTTTTTACGGTATTCGCGATATACTCATCGAGCTTGCCCTCTTCAATAGCCTCTTCATAGGTCATACCTGTTGGAGTATCTTGAATACCTGCACCTGAGCGAACTCCCTTGTCAAGTAGCAATTCATTAATACGTCGCTGAATTTCAAGCTCCTTGCGGGCGTCGGATAATTCCTGTTTCGCCTGTCTTGCGGCGGTCTGGTTATCGATAACAACCTTATGGTGCGGATGTTTCTCGTCCCCTACCGGATCGCTACCGATCAGATCACGAACCTTCAGAGCAACTTTATGATAGGGATCGTCTTCTTTTTCAAAGACATCCCAGTCAATTTTAAGTTCCTCGTCAGCTTTCGTATCTGTTGTTTGAGAAGTGGTGTCATCAACCTTTTTCACGACGTCGGTCTCACCACCCTCTTCACTATCAAGGCGTTTCGCTTCTTCAAGCGCAGCCTTGTCCTCGTCGGTCAATTCATCCGGTTCAATCCCCAGAATGTCAAGACCTTCATTTTCTGGTGACATATTGTCTCCTTTCGACGGGCTTGCAAGCAAGTAAGCCGTCATTCAATTGTGCGGGCTTCGTTAGAAGTAAGCCGCTGTATATGAAAAGCCACTATTCGGGCTTGCAAGCAAGTAAGCCGAATAACCGCTTAGTCATTTCTTTTTCTGCGTAATAATTCCTTTACATATTCAGTATCTTTCAAAATTTCATAAGTTACTGAATTTCTAACTACTTCTGCAAATTTATTCATAAATTCAATATGTATTTTTTCATCTTCTGGATTACCTCTTAATCCGTTATCAAATACTTCTGCTGGTTCTAACATTTCAACCTCTTTGTTTGTATTCTTTTTCAATCCGCTTGACTGTCTTCCTTTCTTCATTCCACCAATTAGGATGTGTCAAGTCGAATGCCTCGTCCACTTAAGCGCATCTGCAAGCTCTCGCAGACACAACCATAATATCACAATGCAGGGAACAAGTAGCGCCCATCGCCACCATCCCATCGAACCCAACGAAATAACAGCATCCCACAGCCTGCCGAAAACCTCATCCCAGTCTAACATCATCATCACCTATACCAAAATTATTCACTGTACTGGCTCCCCGCCTTCACCTTCAAGTAATGCCAACCAACGTTCATCAGCGTGGGTCGCTATTTCCTTAGAATTTGGAAGACTTGAACCAATAAGAAGATCACCTGGCTTCAATACCTTTGGACTAAACGTCCTTGCCATTAATTCAAACAAATCAAGTCGCTCTAACTGCTGCTCACGCTTTTGTGTAACGGCAAACGGTCCCTCTTCAATCCGTATATCCCAACGTTTTATATCCTTGAGTTGATTAATTAACTCTTGTGTAATCCATTGAAAATCAACCTTTTCGTCATTACCGACAATCCTCATACTTCGAGGTATAGTGAGTTGATTTACAATCCTGTCCAAAATAGCTTCACCGACAAGCGCACGCTGATGATCAAACGCTTCCAGCATCGGATAAAGTGTGGTTTGGCTCTCCTTGCGCTTCTCAGCACGATGTATCCCCGATTCACCGGCAAATTCAGATTTCCCCATCGGTTGTACCGATAAACCGGTTGTTAATTCAAACATCCGCAGTGAACCTTCCTCAAGATATGCCAGACCTGACGGTAATGTCCTGTCAGATATTGCCTTTGGAACTTTTTCTGGATCGTCAACATAATAATTCTTGCCGATTTTATTACCTTCTGCATCCATCTGAGTCAGTAGAGCTTGGTCGAACACCCAGGAACCACCACGTATTGACCTGACTATGATTTCCTGAATGTTGGAATGCCTTAAGTTGACCTCGCGTTGCAATCCCAAAATACCATACATATAACTCGAACATTTCGGAATCCTTGTATCACCGACACGCCTTGAAAGATAAGGGATATAGCCATAAGTCCCGTAAGGTTTCATGCTCTCTTCCAGAACAACATTCATATATGGCAATACACGAGTTACCTTCATATAGGTCTTCATCCGTGGTACAATAGCCGCGGTTGGCATAAGTTGATGAAATAACTCCATGTTCTTATCGCCAGCTTCAAACTTACCCATCATCCGTCCGGTTGCAACATCAATGACATACTTTTCACGTTGCTTCACTCGTTCATGGAGTTCAAGCACTGCAAATAAACCATTCTGGCGATCTACAATATGACCTGATATGCTGAATACATTAGCTATCATACCTTGGAGGTTATTCCACCACTCCTTAAACTCATCTTCGTTGAATTGCAGATGATTAACCTTATTCATGAACATATTACGCAACTCATTGGCAGTAAAATACCTAACCGTAGCTACATACCTGCAATCCGTCATTGTAGGTTTACTACTTTCGGTGTCGTAGTAAACTGAAGCCCAATCGGCATGTTCAACCCGCACTTCGCCCATAGGGTCTTCATCATAAGATTCAAACACATGACAATTCCCGATACCGCATTGACCATCATTGAAAACCATCGACTCAACCGCAGGCATGTGATTATTATATGACACACTATTCAGAACGTCACCAACGAATTCAGAAAGTTGAGGATCAGACTCTTGGTCTACCGGATTAACCCTGAAATTTGACCTCGATGTGCGCTGAAGTCCAGATACGTGCATCTCATATATTCGCATAATCGGTATATGCAACGGATCACGGTTCTGCTGCTTAAAGTAATCATACTCTTCTGTCGTCCAAGGTCTATCGGCTAATGCCTCGTTAACTTGAAGCTGGCGACGTAAGAAATCACGATATTCAATGTTACAATGATTCCAAACCTGCAATAGTTTGGCTACTGTTTTTTCATCATTAGTAGGACCATAACTCGTGCGAGGATCATACGGCTGATTGTCGTCAGTCCATAGTCTCATTATGCCGCCGCCGCACTGGGTGGTTCAAGTGCCCTACCGTATGCAGCAGGATCATAATACTGAGGATTCATTGCCAGAAAATATCTAATACAATCCATATAGTGTTTATATAACTCCTGCGGTTTCTCAGAAACAGCATCAGCTCCCTCCCGGTCTGAAGGCAACTCATTACGGTAATTCAATAGTGCTCGGTGAGTGTTCTGACACAATTCCGTTAAAAACATTCCAGGGCTATTACCCTTCGTAATCTTCCGATTCTTATCGTAATAAAGCAGTTGTCGTATAGACTTATGACCCGCGTGAAGCTCACCCTGATCGTCTTTCTCAGGAACAACTAACCGAAACTTCGGGAATGATACATCTATCTTGTTGATTGCCTTATTGAACATCTCTACTACTTGTACGTGGCTGTCGCGATAAGTCTTACGACCGAAATGAGGATCCATGCCTAAGCCACCAACGGGTAAACCAATGTGTTTAGCCGTGGTAATCATCTCTCGCATAAGCACTTCAGGTTCGACTGGACCTTCACGTATCAACTCCGCAGGTTGCCCTTGATATCTGCCCTTAATATAATTCGGAGACTCGTCGATCAAGTAAAAAGTCCCGTCAGGCACTACCACCCAGTACTGTAGAAAGTCCGGTCGTGCATCGTGTGGATCACAAGAGATGTAAAGAACACCCATCAATGGTCTGTAGCCATCAACCCACCAAGACCACCCAGATGGATTAACAATGTGTACAGTAGGATCATAGTTCGGGATGATATTACGATATGTCAGAATAAAGTCACCAAATACTCTCGCCCTGTATTCAAGCGGATCTCGCTTCAAATCTTCAACAATACGATCAACCTCAGTATCCGGGAGGTAACCACCATTTGACACAGCATTGTCGTAAATACTCATCTTGAAGTAATCAACATTATTAAGTGTTTTAAGCGTCGTACCGCCCTCAAAGAACGTTTGCCACATCCAGTTAGCACCCTCAAGCGGTGTCAGGTCAAATATCTCCCGTAATCCATACTTGGAAGTACCTATCCTGATAGAGTTCTCGTTACGGATTGCTTCAGACACCGGCTCGCCGTACAGAATTAAATCACGTGGAACAGAAGCAAACATCCCCGGATCTTGATGACAGCTTTTGAAATCAATCAAAGACCACCAGCCCTTACCTCGACACTCCCAGAAATCATCATATTTACCAGATTGATTGCGAACACTACGCTTAATCGAACCCGGTGGCAATTTGAGTTTGAGTTTCGTCTGTATAACTTCACGAAGAGCATCGGGATGGGAGATAAACCTGCACAGAAATGGATCATTGACGGTGGATGGACGGTATTTGCCCTTAACCGGATGAGTACCAGTGACAGCCCAAGCTCCCTCGGATAAACTGGCTTCGGACTTGCCTGACCGGTTTCCACCAGAAAGAACTATAATTGGCTTTGTGGAATAGTGAAAAGGCTTCTGTCCACGATGTGGTGTATAATACCGCATCGGATACAGCAAACGGTGAGCACCACGGACAATGCCTTCTACGTGCGACCGCTGGAGAGCCATTTTGGGAAGCATCTACTCAACAGTAAACGCGAAGGCTGTTGCATCAGAGCTAAGCGGCGTAGCATTAACTGACCAAGAGATCTCGCCAGCCTTAGTTGCGCTGGTGGTTATTATTAAATAGTTATCACCAGGGGCTAAACGAATTCCTCCCGCCTGCGCTCCCGCAAGCGGTACTTTCGCTGCACTATTAACCATGGCATCAACAAACGTCCCAGTGATGAGATACCACGAATTTTTAGCATCGGCGTCAATGTCAAGGTTGGCGCAAATATCAGTAGTTGTACCAGCATTCACTATTGAAAGTTTAGCGTTGTTTGCACCAGTACCTATCACCGTAGTAACATGACCAACAACTTCGTTGATTAGCCATGGACCCTGGAATATAAAAAGAGTATCAACGTGGTCTGAACCAGGTAATGGTTGATCATAATTGGTTATTGTTACCGGATTTCCTTGTTGCCCAAGTCCCTCAAAGACCAACAGAAACGGATCACCGTTGTCGTAGTTGGCACCAGCAGACACAGTCGTAAACGTGCCAGTGGCAGATACATAGTCAGTAATGTCAACTACTGTTCCAGCAGTTGTGTTTGTCCCACCGGTCAGTAGATAGACTTTCCAACCCTGATTATAAGCGTCATCGCCTCTTCCAGCGAAGTATGGACACGCAAACTGTGTCGCCCCTGAAAGATTTCCTTCCATAACACCCCATTGGACGGGACTAACCGACGTACCATGCAGGTCGTTACCGTACATTTCTCCAATAATTGGAGTACTGGGCTTTGAAGCTAACGCCGGACTTACAATCAGCATTGCCAACATTGCGAAGATTAAAAACTTACGCATTTGAAATTTCCTCCTTATGTAAACACACTTTGATTTAACCCTTGTTTTCAAGCAAGTTGCTGTCTTTGCCGGGTAACTCCCCGCTTGCTTCCATTTCCTCCATCACACGCATTATGACTGCTGTAAAACCAATATCACCATCAATATCAACTTCCTTCCGGTCATGCCATTCTTTTGATGCCCTGTTCTTCAAATAGAATATCTGAGCGTTAATCATTGGATAAACATATTTTGTAATCTTAACAACCTCCTGCTTATCTTTATTAACCCTGATAATGGCATCTTCTTCGTAGTAATGACCTGTTGCGGACTTAAACAACGCATTCTCAACCTCTGCAACTGCTCTATCTTTGCCATTCTTCAAGGCATCTAAAAACTCTAAATGTTCGTTCTTCCAGTTATTAATCGTAGCTACACAAACTCCGAACACTTCAGCTAGATCTTCATCAGTTGCACCTTTTCTGCACTTAGCTAAAGCAATACCAGGAAAGCTTTCATCATATTTACTATTTCTACCAGTCTTTTTCATAATACTTTACTTACTCACTTAATTACTCTTGGTTTAGTTATTAATTAATTAAAAAGCGAAACTCGTTGAAGAGTCTGGCATAAATAAGCACACCAAGTCATAGCTAAACAACGCTATGGACACTCAGGGACACTTTAATTTTTTGTTAAGTGCATAGATATAGTATTAATTAACAACAGTTTTGAAAAAAATCTTTCGATTTTTGGGGTGTACTTTTTGAAATGGGTTGATTTTAGGGTCAGATTTATACAATTATTTGACAGGATTGAATTTGCGCTATGTGGCTCTATTCTCGTATTTGCTTTGATGGCGCTTCTGACTGCAAAGTCGTTGCCATTGAAAAGCAGGTAGGGATGAATTTCAGACTGGAATGGTGTTAAATAGGATGTAAGGTATGATATTATAATTGATTGTAAGAGTATACATTTTATTCGACGACTACACAAATTAGTGTAATTTGTGTTGACAAGTCGCAGAATACCCTCTAACTTGATAGGTAACCATCACGTCGGGCAACCGGCAATCATTACCTTACTAAATTAGGAGAGTGACATGAGAATCTACCGGAGCAACTCAATGGATTCCGAGGTTGCACACATCTGGATCGAGGAAAACTCTGGAAAAGTAATCGCAGAATCCTATTGGGATAATGCGGGTTTCGAGCTTGACGACAGCGAGCTTGTATCAGATGATCGCTGGCGGAGGGTGGTGGAAATTCGCCCAGACATTGTTGAGACTCACCCCGAATTAGAGAATGCGGTCGGTAAGGCGGAAGCGGAGTGGATACGATCCGTCCTGGACGACAGTTTGAAAGGAGCTTGAATTGAAAAACACATGGACACCAGAGCGTGTCAGGGCGTTACGCCAGGCGCTGGAGCTGACGCAGGAAGAGCTTGCCCGCAAGCTAAACCGGCGTTGTGTGTCGAACACCATATCGCTATGGGAGCGCGGGGCAGCGTCCCCGTCGCATTTCTATAGGGGGCAACTGGAAAAGCTTGAACGTAAACTAGTGACCTGAAGAAGAAGGGAGAAAGAACTTAACCAAGCCGGCTAACACACACACAGCAGCCGGTGAAAAGAGAGCCCGCTTTAACCGGCGGGCTTTCTTAGCTTATTTTCGACAACCAGCGGATCATTTCAACTCGATCCCACATTTTGAAGCGCGCATCGGGGAATCGTGGTAATGGCGGCGGGTTCCCGCGTTTGGCTTCTCGCCGGAATAACTTATAGACAGAGTTCTCATACTTATATTTACGTATCTTTCTAATTTCATGGATATTAATATACCGTTTTCTCATGTCATTCGTCCTGTTTGTTCAACACCGGCTCCGGATTATATATTGGCAACGATTGAAATTCTAATAATAATCCGTTTGGATTTTTGACAGGTACAAGCTTATCGTATCTTCCGCGTATTCTTGTTATATATTTTATCCGTGCCCAACCTTCAGGAGTTGCTATTCCTTTCTTTATCCGCATAATTTCTCTATCCCGAATCATTTCAAGTATCTCTCGCCTGTCTGGAGCACATTGAAAATCATATTTTATTATAACATCATATTCCATCACTCCTCCTTGTGTGGTGGCAGGGGCTTAATCACCCAGCCAACTGTTTTATCGTGTGTTACATACTTAAACACATATTGAGGAAATTGATATGCGGCAACTTTAATCTTTACCGCAGCATCATCTTTAATTAACATCTTGCCAAGTTTTACTGCGAATGCTTTAACCTCGTGAAATTCTATCTGACCATCTGGAAGCATGACCTCAAAGTCAGGTTTATAATATGTTTTATCAGCAAGCTTTAAGTTATGTCGTTCAAAACTGAAACTATGTATTGTACCAACAAGTTGAAGCTTACGCAGGTGTTCAGCGTAACTCGCTTCAAGTTTATTCATGTCGGTTTTGAAACTGATGTGCCCCCTCGCAATGGTTGTGTTCATTTCACCCACTTCAGCCCTGAACTTCATTGCCCACCTCTCTGATCTTGTCCTCACGAGCGAGGAATTTATATACCTGACTATATAATGTTTTACCTTCTAATTTAGGACTATAAAAGTAATCTTCATCTTTTCGGTAAAGTCTTAAACTCATTTTTTCCATTATCTTTACCGCTTCCGTCAGCCGTTCCTCAACACTTGGTTCGGGTTCTGGCGGCTCTTTAACGTTGTTTAATCTCGCAAACTCACCATAATATTCTTTAGCAAATATGTTGTAAGCAAGGGCAGCTTCCTCTTCGGTATCATAAAGACCAAGATGATGATGTCTACTGTTATAAACAGCTTGCGCCAACCAACGCTTAGTGTCTTTATGCCACGTAACTCCCTTATATCGCGACGATACTGGATAGCCTCTCCAGTAAGATTTTTTATGGCTATTCCACATATTCTGAGCTTTGGAAGCTACCCGTAAGTTACATTTTCTGTTATCCAAACCATTGCGATTAATGTGATCAACACAAATTTTAGACTTATCTACTATACCTAAAATCAAGCGATGCATAAGTGTTCGTCTCCCATTAACCCAGCCTTTTGCGTAAAACATATTCCCATTACGATAAGCATGCCAATTATACTGATTTAGATATTCATAATCAGCATTATCTACAATTGCATTGTAGCCTTGTGTAAGTTGAATCTTTTTCATTTTAACCTCCAAATTTGCCGTGCCTCTTCCCAGCCGACTTTACGCTGTTCCATTGTCTTCCTCCTTCCCGATTGTATTTTCGATTAATTCAAGATCGTACCGGAGCGTAAACTGAAGCCTATGTAGCACGCTCTCAAGGTAGATATTACGTTTGCGTAATTCGGCGTTCTCTTCCTCAAACGCATTACACCGGTCAACCAACGTGTTCATATCTTCAATTTCTGACTTATCCATCAGTATTCCCTGACTGCCTTTTCTGCAATAGCCTGAAGATTGAGCGGTTTAGCCTTCGCAGCCCTCGCAGCAGCCCTCGCAGCAAACGCAGCCCTCGCAGCCTCCGCAGCCTCCGCAGCAGCCTCCGCAGCAAAAAACGCAGCCTCCGCAGCCCTCGCAGCAGAAAACGCAGCCTCCGTAGCAAACGCAGCCTCCGCAGCAAACTCAGCAACCCTCGCAGATTCTCGCGAACGATCTTCGCCGGATAGCCATTTATCCGCCCAATTATTCCAAGCCTTAACATCATAGACTTCCTTTGCGCAAAGAATCCCAGATGCAATTTTCTGTTCTAATGTTACTTCAGGTAGTGAAATACGGCAAAGTGTGGTTGCCTTCTTACAGCCCACCTTAAGACCATGATTGTCTTTAATAACCTCACCTTCACCTGCCCAAAGATGAGCGGTTTTAAGATAGTAATTGCCATGTATTGGATTCAGCAGAACCGCCAGTAACGGTGAAGTATACCAATGGGTGAAGCCCGCACTACATAATTCACCATCACCGGACGTTTCGACCGTAACCCCCTCTCCCCACTGGCAATTATTACGGGTCTGATCGTTCCGGTCTGTCAACTTGTAAAGCTTCATCGGTTACTCCTTTTTATTTCCAAGACTTACCCTGTTAAGGCAACGTTGCTGAAGTTTCAAGAGCCAAGCAAGCTCTCGCAGGTACGGGCGTGTTGAATTGCCATATTTCACAGCATTAATTACTTTTTTAACAATCCCCAAACGCATTACACCGGTCAACCAACGTGTTCATATCTTCAATGTCTTGCGCATCCATTGGTTAATCCTTTAGCCATTTCTTAATTTTTTCAGCCTCTTCAGGCGTGTAAGCCTTTGAGGTGGTCTCTATTTCTTCTAATTCCACAAAGCGAGTATCCGCCCAACTAAACGTAAACTCACAATGAACGGTAGTTACGATAGCAGTATCGGTTACTACTGTGTCTGATGAAATTATCTTAAATTCTGGAAGTATCAATTTAAACTCCGTAGCTAAGACTCCTAATTCTACCATCTCAGGCTCGTTGCTGGCTTGAGATAAATAATCTGCATGGATACGACCCCATACATAACCAACAATAGTACCTATTACAAAAACAACAAGGACTATTATAATCAATATCTTAAATGTTGTTTTTTGGTGTTCAATTTCTCTTACACTCATCACTTACTCCTTTTTATTTCCAAGACTTACCCTGTTAAGGCAACGTTGCTGAAGTTTTTGAAGCCAAAGAAGCTCCTCCATAAGAGGACGAGTCGGTTCACCTGCTTCTTAGCTGCAATAATCTCCTGTTGTATATGAGATACTTCCTCCCTATGAACGCGGTTGAATAAAGATTCGACCTTCTTGTTTTGCATTGCAAATATCCAATCTGCAAATTTAAGTCTAAAATGCGGCTTCATCTTCAACCAACTCCTTATATTGTAAATCTTTCACGCTCTTAGTAAGTGTCTGTTTTGTACCAAAATTATGACTCGCTTCACCCACCCGACCGGTACCGCGGTTGTAAGGTACTCCTTCAATAACTTCGGTCTGACCATTCCGACACTTGGCAATGTCCAAT